ATTCCATTATCCCTTAAACGACAATAGTCTTCTATTTCACTAACTAAAGGCACAATAAAATTTTTCTTTTTTATTATTTTTTCTTTTATTATACTTGTATTATTAATACTTGTATTATTATCCTTAAAGTTTTCTTTAATACCCCCCTTTAAGTTTTCTTTAATACCCCCTTTAAGAATACTTATATACCTCTTATCAATTTCTTTAGTACCCTCTTTATAGGTGTAACTTGTTGATACATAGCCATTTACCACTAATTCGCTTATCCACTTAGAAATAGTTACTTTACTCTTCTCATATAGATCAGCAAAATACTTGTTGGTAGCAAAGCAAAAACCATTTTCATTTGTAAGGCAAGAAATCTCACCATACAGCAGTTTCGCATTAGCTGATAAATTTTTATCATATCTGACATCTGCAGATATTACAGCATAGTATGTAGGTTTCTCTTTCATAGTTTTAAAAAAAAGAGGGAAGGCAAAAACATTTAATATTATTATTAGGCAAAATTGCCGACCTCCCCTCTATATTATTAAAATGGTAAATCTTCTTCTGTTTTAGTATTGTCAACAGTTTCTTGTTTTGGTGGCTCATATGTATTCTCATAAGCATAATGAGTAGCACCTTTTTCAGATGGTTCTTGGCGTTCACATATAACAAGAGATACCCACCCTTTATTCTCTATAGCTTTAAGCTCATCTAATTTAAAATTAGCTACAAGCATAGAACCATATTGAGTTTGTATTTCTTTTATGCTACTAGGCAAATAATTTTTCTTTTTTTTCATTTCTTTTATTTTTTAAGTTATATAATTTGGTTAATTCTAAATTGTTTACTCTGTTTTGTTTTTCCAAAGCATCAATCTTTTCATCTAATGTTACACTATCTATCTTACTTAAAATTGTTTTATAAGTTTCTGAATCAGTTATATAAGTCTTGTAGAAAAACTCTACTTGCCTATAATGATACAGGACAGATGCATGATGCAGATTAGTTATGCCACCAATCTCCTCTAAAGATAGATCAAATATTGTTCTAAGTACAAAAATATACATACGTTTAGCTTGTATAAAGTTTTTCTTTCTTGAACCTAAAAATATTTCATCTTCTTTTACATTAAATTTGTTTTCTAATTCTTTAATAATTACATCGTGAAAGTAATTACTAAACTTTAGTTTTCGTTTATTGTTCATCTTTTATTATTTTAAATCGTATTCTATTATATCTATTACATCTTTCACACTCATATTAAAGTGGTCAGATATAATTCTCATGTGATAGTATCTTAACAAGGTAGTGTCTAATATATATCTTCTAGCAGTTACTTCGCTTATATCAAGTAAAAAAGAAAACTGTCTTGTAGACATTCCTTTAATCCTTAAAAATGCTTCAAACTCATTATGAGCTTCTCTTATCTGTTGGAATTTATATTTTTTTGTCATTTAAACATACCATTTCTTACCATCTGTTTATATTGATCTTTAGGGTCGCTAGGTACTTGGTTCTCTAAAATATACAATATAATTTCTTCTGCTTCTAGTTCAGTATAAGTTGGTAATTTATTTAAGATTTCTTGTTGTTCATCTAGTGGTAAAGCTGACCTGTGTATTCTTGTTTCAATGGTAGCCATTTGAAATAAAGTTATCTCGCATGGCTTACCATCTAACAAATCATCAAACCAATCATCATTCACTAATCTACTATCTCATCTTGACCAAAGACACCTTGCTCATAGAATCCTGCTATCTTTAGTACAACTCTTGACATAGCTCTTTTTTCTGCCATTGCAACAGGAAACTTTTTAGCACCTCCCATTAAATTATCATCAGATGCTTCACCAAAAGACATCATATTAATTTGTTTTTTATTTTTATCTAGCTTTGATGCAGCAGCTCTTATAACAACATTAATATTGTCCTTTTTTAATTCAAGCAATAATGGTTCGTATGCAACAGTAATACCCTGTTTGCTTACAATTTTATCTATACCTGTTCTTGTAATTATGACAAAACCTCTTTTGTCTTTGTAGACATCTTCTTCAACTAAATTATTTTCTAAGAATAATCTTCTTAAAGCATCTTTTCTAGTTTCTTTTGTTTCTACTGGTTGTTCAATTGTTTTATTTTTTCTACTCATTTTTTTTATTTTTAGTTAATAATGAGCAAAAGTATAAAATTGAAATTAACTACCAAACTTTTTTAACAAAATTTTAAAAATAATGTGTGATTCTTGCTACTTGACCTGATTTTTTCTCATGTAAAAACCCCTCTACAGCTTTAGGCACACCAGTAAAACCTTTTCTACTATGCCAACTATCTGTACCTGATGGACTTCTTAAATATTCTACAGTAACACCCACATAATCTTTAGCATCTAACCACTTATGCTTTACTTTATGGTGTATATGATGTAAGTAAAAATACCTATACTTAGTATCAGACCACATTTTTGGTTGTTCTTGTGCCATCAAAAGAGGTAAGTTCATCATTTTTGCACCATCACCATGCTCTAAACCAATTAGATTACTACCATACTGATAATATTTTCTGTGTGCTACACTAATATCAAACTGTACATCATCATCTTTTCTAAACCAACTCTTTAATGCATGAGCTAAATGAAAACCTGACTGATAATCGTGGTTACTCATACTATGTAATACATCTACAGGTGCTATTTGCCTTAACATTTCTATACATTTAACATAAAGCATCAATGCAATCTCAAAATGCTCCCACCATTTACCATCAACATCTTGTCTTGTACCTGCTGTTGTTTGGTTATATACGTTGTCAATATGCAAAATATCGTTTCCTATGCAAAATAAAACCTTTTCTATAGCAAACCCCTCTGACTTTTGCAAAAGTCCTTGTATGCCCTCTAAAACACGATTTACAGCAGTTTCACAATCATACGCACTACCAGTTTCTAATTCTCTAGCATATTTACCTATATGTATATCAGCAGGATTTACAACAAGTAAGTGGTTGCTATCTTTATCTCTTTCTATTTTTGTGTAGGATGGTGAGTAGTCTTCTATTAGATCAGTTATTTTATCTAATATTTGGTCTTCAGCAATACCATACTCTTCTTTTGTTACTATAGAGAATCTAAGTTCTCCTTTCATATTTTGCCAATGCTTAACACTAACTACATCTTTCTTGTCTATACCTCTCTCTTTTAAATGTAGGTCTAGTGCAGTATTTCCATTTATGTTGTCTACATCAGTTCCTCTGAACTCATATATTAAATCTGCTTCTTCAGCAGATAGTCTTAGTCTTTTACCTTTTCTTTTTTCTGTCATGATTTTTAATTTTTAGTTTTGCTAAATGTATGCAAAATAATAGGTGCTTTTAAAACAAAAATGGGATGTTATTAACACCCCACTCTTGAAACTAAAAACAATTTACAACCAGAATTGGTTGATAGAAGTGCAAATATAATTAATTTTTCAGATTACAATTACACTTATCACAATTTTTTTCAAATACTGAAAACAATAGTGGTAAGATTGCTAAAAAACTTAAACCCAAATTCATAAGTGTGATACCATTTAAAGATATATCTGCACTAGCAGCTATAACTAAAACACCACTTATAGTTCTCTTTGAAGAATACTTACCTTTAGTGTCTTTGAAAAGTTCTAATACTGATTTTATTAATTCAGTAATAGGATTGATAGCTTGTTTAACTAAGCTACCAGTAATCATATCTACTATCTTACTCATTATTTTTTAATGTCAGCAATTCCCTGACCTAAAATTAAAGTTAGTATTGCATAGTAAACCTTCTCAACTTCAGCTTCTGATAAACCTAACTTTGCTGCTGCAAATGGTACAAAAACTGCTGAAACTGTATACCAAAACTTTTTTGAGTTAAACATTTTTTTTAACATTTCCATATTTTTATTTATTTAAATTAGTAATTAATACAACCAAATAACTGGTTGTACCTTATCTTGGTCTGCATCTACATGAATAAAATTCCCTTCCTTGCTCAAACCAATTCTGACAAACCCTGCTTCAGCTAAACCACCTAAAATTAATGCTCTCTGATATGAGTCTTTACATTCTATATCAGCAGCAATTCCTTTTATATGGCTACTTGTAGGGTTTTCTTTTGACAGGGGGTGATTTGGACACCTATACCCTGATGTTATTTTATATTTTATATTGCTATATGACCTTGCTCTATCTAAATCTTCTACAAAGTCTAAATCAATCATGTTAGTTTTACAACCACATTTACAAGCAAACTCGCTTTTCTTAAAGTGTTCAAATTTCATTATCTACCTTGTCCTCTTTTAGGTTTTTTGTAGCCATTCTGATTTACACTAGCATTTTTAGAATGTACTCCCTTTCTCTTTTTGTTTTTCTTTTTTCTAAAAGTAAATACTATCTTAGCCATACTATGCTGTTACTGCAATAAATTCTACATCACAAGCTGCAGTATCTGCTGTTGCTGCAACTAAAGAAATGTCAGCAAATGCACCAAAAGAACTTCCAGTAGCTGCATCCATTTCATTATTCATTAATAACATACTCTCTCCTGCTGCTAGTTTATACCAAAAACTATCTGCTCCATTGTATACTCTTAATGAAATAAAGTTTGTATCATCTAAATTTGTAACTCTAAAGTAAGCATAGTCATTTGCAACACCTGTTCCTGCATCATCTGCTGTACTCCAATTAAACAAAGTAACTTCTGAAGTAGCTACATTCATAATTCTTTGATCTACTTGTCCTTGAGAAGTATAAGTTTTGTTTATAGTATTACCATAGCTTACACCATTTAATGTGTATGATTCTGTAATTGTTACTGTTAAATCTGCTGCTGTTACTGTACTTGCCATATTATTTTTTTGTTTTTGTAAATTTATAAATTGAGAATCCTATTGCCATTAGTAAAGATACTGTCGTTAGCACCTCATTAACTGATGCTAAAGATATACCTATTGCTCCTGCATTTGCCACTCCCACTTGTATCGTATCTTCAATTGTCTCTTTCATTGTATTTTTATTATTAATTATCATATCCAACTTGTATGCCTAACTTAAAAAAAGTTGTTGCTGCTGCTGATGATTTAACCATTGCAAATAAAACATCACCTGCTGCTAAACTTGTTTCTGGTGTTAAATTTCTTGTTACTTGTAAATTATCGTTACTTGACTGTCCTATTATACTTAATTCATTTAAAAGTACAGGTTCTACTGCACTTGTATCTCCTGCTGTAAAAGTAAGTTTACACAAAGCTACAGTTATTGTTGCTGATGTAGTTGCATTTGCCCACATATATATTGTGTTTAAATTACAAGCATTGTGCATTACAAAAGATTTAACCTTAAAAAAATCTCCCACATCTAAAGATGCATTACCAACAGTAGAAACCCCACTATCTTGATTATATTCATTTGGTGATTGACCATCAGTCATGTTTGCTCCATAATGATAATTAGAATTAGTTAAAGTTGCATACCCTTGTATATCAAAAGTATCTGTTTTAATTAAATTCTTTTTTACCCACAATAAACTACCATCAGTATTATTTGTACCACTACCTACTGTTTTGCTTAGTAAAGTATCATTAGTAGCAGACTCAAAACCTTTTGGGTTGTGTCTGTTTACATCAGTTAAATTTTTGTGTTCGTTAGCAGCCATGTGTATTTATATAATTTTTAAATAATATGTCTAATATATTTTTTTCTTTGTCTATTTGGTCAAGTTTTTTTATTGCCCACTCAATACCACTTGTACCTCCCCAAGCATCCCACATTATACCTCCACAACCTTCATCGTAAGGTACATCTTTATGTTGTTGGTGTCTTTTAAATGATGCCATACGAGCTATGGTATCTCTTGATAAACTTTCTCTGTTTGCTAATTGCCTTGCTCTTGTCCACCCTACTTGTGTACCACAAGAACTTCCATTTTCTTCTTTATATTTTATAGCTCTCTTAGCATTGTTAGTTGCAGACTGTGGATAGTCATTGTATGTCTTTGCATAATAGTCCTTGTTGGCAGTTTCACACGATTCTTTAGTTTCATACTGACACTTGCCAGTTTCACCAAATTTCCATAATCCATTTTCACATTCGTAACAAGGCATATCTCTAAATTTTAACAGTCATCACATGGACAGAAATCTCTCCAACTATTATAGTTATACGTTCTTGGTCTTGAGTATATGCTATCATACATAATTATACCATGATTTTTGTAGGCATATCCTCTTGTAGGTCTGTCAGACTCATAAGTTGGAAACAAACCATTTTGGTCAGAATCTTCCATATAATCAATCATGTCTTTTAAATATATGTCAGCTTTTCTATAAGTGTCTTGTTTATATGCATTAAGCTCTGCAGGATCTACAATTGTAGCAAACTCATCTACATTGTGTACAATACCCATACTACTACTATTGCTTTGCACCTCATTTATAACTTCAAACCTTACAAACCAACATAAAGTTCTAGTCATAAAATCATCCATTAATGTTTGGTTAGCAGCAGTTAAAGTGCCATTGTTGTGTTGTGTCTTTAGCTCTTCGTAAAAATCTTTACCAATAACTGGTTTTATATGAGCAAGTTCAGCTAATAAAATAGTATTGTCAGATATTAAAGCAGGGTCTGTGTTAGCATTTGTAAAACTATTGCTAATTACTTCTCCTGCAGTTACTAAAGGTATATATTGATTTACGTTTGCCATATTTATTGTTCTTCGTTTTCTGATTCAACTTCAGTTACTTGTAATTCACTCTCGCTATCTCCTATACCATCTTGGTCATCATCTCTTGTTACAATAATTTGCTCTCTGTCAGTTAAGAACATATTACCCTCTTCTAGCATAGGGAAGTCTTCATCTAACATCTTTCTTTGCTCATTAATTGTAAGAATCTTAGTAGGGTCTAATTGAGTTGCAAATGA